GCCGAATATGATCCGCAGATGGCTCAAAGGATGCTTTACGGTAAATGGGTGGAGATTGGCCGCGAGGTTATTTATTACGCTTATGATCGAACTCGCAATTATCGTAACCAGGATTATGTGGTTGATAGCAGCCTTCCCGTCCATATTAGTTGGGACTTTAACATAGGCCACGGCAAGCCTTTAAGCTGCGTTCTGTTTCAGTATGCGAATGATTCTTTTCACTTTTTTGACGAGGTAGTAGTCGAGGGAATGAGGACAGATGGAAGTTGCGAGGAACTTGAAGGGCGCGGGTTACTAAGGCCAGATTGGAAATATATAATAAACGGCGATGCCTCTGGCTTTTCAAGGAATACTAGGTCAACTCAAAGCGATTACGATATAATCAAAAAGTATTTTGCAAATCACAAAAACAAGCTAAAGTTTGAGGTTGAAATTCCAAGTTCAAACCCACACCTGCGCGAAAGGCATAACAAAGTGAACGCCTACTGCTATAATGAGTTAGGACAATCCAGACTTTTCATTTATAAAAATGCCAAAACTGCCGACAAGGCCATGAGACTAACGCAGCTAAAAAAAGGCGCGGTTTTTGTCGAGGATGATTCTAAAGATTTTCAACATATCGGAACGGCTATGGGTTATGGTATCTGGGCAACATTACTTTGGAAAAATCGTAGCCAGCAAGCAACTCGGCAACTGTAAATAGGACTTTTCAATGAGCGAATTAGTAAATGCACTAATTAAGGAAATAGAGAATCAAAAGCCTCTGCTAAAACACAACGAGGATTTGCTGTGCATACTTGAGGGCGATTTGATGCGATTTATTATCGCCCATTTCAAGGCTGAGTTTAAAGAATCTGATTCTGTGCACCAGATAACACCAAGAATTGCACCGATTAATTTTCTTAAAAGAATAATAGACAAATTATCTAAGATTTATCAAGAGGCACCGCGCAGAGCAATTGTTGACGGTACAGATGCAGATAAGGAGATGCTTGAATGGTATCTCGAATCATGCGAATGGGATTCTGTGCTTAACGTAGGCAATGAGTTTTTTAATTCATTTAAATACAATCTAAATCAGATTTATGCCTTTCAGGGAAAACCAAAGCTAAGGCCTATACCTAACGACAGATTCGTTGTGTACTCGAACAATCTAGTAGATCCTTGTGTGCCTACTCACTTCATTCTACCGGCTGGAAAAAGAACGAAATACAACAGGGCAAAACAGGCTTATGACGTAGAGCTATTTATCTGCTGGTCTGCTTCTGAGGTTTTTATGTTCGATCTTGAGGGCGACGTAATGCCTTATCTCGATTCGGGCGAGTACGAAAACCCTTACGATGGCGCTATGCCGTTCATGTACGTAAACAGATCGCGGAACTTTCTAGTCCCACCGCCTGATTCAGATACCAAGCAAATGAGTATCCTATTACCGGCTCTGATATCCGACCTATCTTACGCCGTTAAGTTTCAATCGTTCAGTATTATCTACGGCATCGATCTCGACGATCAGAATATCGTAATGAAGCCAAACGGGTTTTGGACTTTTAAATCAGATCCTGCAAGCGAGAAAACACCATCACTAGGCCAGTTAAAGCCACAGGTAGATATTACGCAGGTAGTTGATTTTATCACTACTCAGCTATCGATGTGGTTAAACTCACGGAACATTCGTCCAGGATCTGTAGGCGAGTTGACTGCTGAAAATATGACCTCTGGAATTTCTAAGATCGTCGACGAGATGGATACATCTGACGATCGGAAAAAGCAGGTAGAACACTACCGAGTAGCAGAGGAAACATTCTGGCAGAATATCATGCACAAGATTCATCCCGCTTGGGTTTCTAGCGGAATGCTAAACGAAACGCGACTGTTTAGCCCTAATGCTTATGTGACAGTTGATTTTGCTCCGCAGTTGCCTTTGCAAAAGCGCGGCGAACTCGTAAGGGATTTGATCGAAGAGGTAAACGCAGGTTTTCTGAGTAAAGAATCGGCAATGATGAAACTTAACCCTAAATGGACTGAGGAAGAATTACAGGCTGAACTTTTAAAAATTAATTCGCAGTTTGAGATATCATTAACATCTAACGAGGCAAGCGAAGACGATGGCGACGCAATGGCAGAGAGTTAGGCTCGAAGTGCCTAAAACATTAACGCCAGCACAACGCGAATTAGTAGCCTTTGAGGTTATCGATTACATACGCGAGCGAACGCAATTGGGTAGGGATGCTAATGGCAGAAAATTTACTGAATACACGAAAGCCTACGCTAAGTTTAAAGGCGTATCGCGCGGTAATGTTGATCTCGTTTTAAATGACGAAATGCTACGCGCAATTGATCTGCTTAATCATAAGGCAGGATCACTGTTGATAGGTTTTGAAAAAGGTAGCGATGAAAATGCTAAGGCTGATGGTAACATCAGAGGTACTTACGGCAAGCCTTCACCTATTCCTGGTAAGGCGCGTCCGTTTCTTGGTATCTCGCAGAATCAACTTAATCGTATTATTCGCGAGGTAAAAAGTGGCAGTTAAACGCGATCTGAAAAAAGTTCAAAATAGGCTTTTCGCAGCAATTAAAAGAGCACTTAATCGCAAGGAACTGACAGAGATCGGGCGAATGGCTATTAATATGATTTCGGCGAGAACTCGCAGAGGTTTTGGCGTAGCGCAGGCAGGATCAAAAAGTCGCCCACTAAAAAAATTATCTGCTGGCTATATCGCATACAGAAAAAAATCATCTAAGTTAAATACAGCACTTACCTCGCCAGGAAAATCAAACCTAACTTTTACAGGTCAGTTACTTGATAGCCTTATCGTTCGCGAGGTTGACGTTGAAAAACAAAAAGTGTTTGTTAACGCGAACAACAGAAAACGCAAAGGAGGTAAGACAAACGCCGAAGTTGCGGAGTTCGTATCGCAGCAAGGGCGTGAGTTTTTAAATTTATCACGTTCTGAGATTGTTAAAATTGGCCGTGCCTTTAATAATAATCTCAGGGCTAACGTTAAAAGAAATTTTGAAAGGACTTAGGTCGATGGTCAACGAGCAACAAAACCCCAGTGGGGATGCTGAAAGAAATCCTGTGGATGACGCCAGCAGAAATCCTTTAGATGAGAATCGTGAATCTGACAGTGTTAGATACGACACTTATCGCAAGGTACTAGGTGAAAAAAAGAAGTATCAGTCCGAACTTGAAGCTACGAGAAAACAACTCGAAGAGTTTCAAGAAAAGGAAAGGCTTGCTCAGGAACAGGAGTTAAAAGAGCAAAGCAAGTGGCAGGAGTACGCGCAGAAAAAAGAAGAAGAAGCAAAAGAGCTATCTGCAAAGATTAATCAATTCGAGACGCGCGAGATTCAATCGCGTAAATTAGATGCCGTATTACGTGGGGTAAATGAAGAAATCCCGCAAAAATATTGGGGACTAATTGAACTCGATGCCGTTAAATACGATGCAACAACAGGCGAGTTTGACGAATCATCTTTAAACGCAGAAATTCAGCGAATCAAGAATGAATTGCCTGAAATTCTCGTGCGCAAAAAAAATGCCTCGCATGATCCTTCAGCACCTAGAAGGCCGGACGATCAACCTATGACACCGGAAAAATTCGCAGCTATGACTAAGGAGCAAAAGAAAGTTGCAGTCCAGCAATTTACTAATGCACCGGCATGGATGCGAGGACAATTTTAAATCAACATTTAGCCATTAGGAGGTTCATACCATGGCAGATACAAATCTAACCGAAGTAGTTGGCCAGATCCAAGAATTTTGGTCGCCAACATTTGATCAAGAGTTACGCGCGAAGCAAATCCTTGCAACATTGCTCGATGCTTCTGACAGAATCAAACCAGGATCAGTTATTTCTCAAGGAAACAAAGTTACTGTTTCTCAGGTTAATAAACTGACTGGAGTTAACCAGGCAGCATCTGTTAAAGGATTTACAGCAGAGGCTCTGAGCACCCAATATATCGACGTTACAATCAACCAGCGCGCTTATGCCGCACTTGAGTTTGTTGACGTTGTAGAGTTGCAATCTCAAATCAACCTCAACAGAATTGACGTTCGCGATGCGATGCAGTATGCGATGATGAGTCAAATCAACAACTACCTTTATGGTTTAGTTGCACCAACAGTAGAACAAACTTCTATTGCTGCTGGCTCATTCGATGCTGCCAAGTTGACTGAAATCGCGCAACTTGCAGACGAGGCCGCATGGCCAGAAGACGATCGCTGGTTAATCGTCGACCCATTGTACAAAAAAGCGTTGCTAGACGATGCTACTCTGACAAGTGCTGATTTTGGCGCAACCGATCGCCCTGTTATCGGCGGCCAGATGGTTCTCGAACGCTACGGCTGGAAAATCATCATGGACAACAGCGCACAAATGAAAGCAGTTCTTAACGCAGCCGGTGCCGGTGTTGCTCTGTTCTTCACAAGCAACTTTGCCCACTACGTTCCGCAACGCGCTTCTCGTTTCATGGCGTCTGACGGTCATCCAAACAATGAGTTCTCAGTTAAAGCAACTGTTGACACAGTTTATGGCGCTGGCCTCGGTAATGACGGTGCTGATAAGCACATTGTCGTGCGCACAGGGGCTTAATGAGTAACGATTCTTTAAATCAGAACTCGGTGTTGCAGTCTCTAACGGCTGCAACGCCTTCTGAGTTATCGGCGTTAATTCGTTCGATCAGGATGCCTGTTCAAATCCTTGGGTTTACTGCGGATGCGAGCGGGCATCACTGCTATTTTCGATGTATGAAAAAAATAGTCGTGCGCAATAAAAAAGCTGAATCAGATGGTGCTATGAATGGCTGATGCAAATATAAACACTAAACAGAATAAATCTCTGCTACCAAAAGGCGATGGAACTTATTGTCGACAGGTATGCGGTGAGGTTTCTGTCACAGGTATTAGGAGCGGAGCAAGCCCAAGATTTGCAGAGGTAGCGATTAACGATAGTTCATGGACTGATGTTACTGCCAGCTTTACAGATCCTATTGTTGTGTCGATACAAAATAAATCTGGCGTACAATGTAAGGTTAATGGCGATCCTTTAACGGTTGGTTATGTTGGCATGGTTATCGAGGACAACGAAGAGAGAAATTATAACGATCTTGACGCTGGTTTTATTGTTTATGCTAAATCACAAGCTGGCGCTGCGACACTATTTGTAGAGGCGATAGAAAGTGCCTAGTATTAACAGCAGATCGGCGACGAGATTAATAAAGGACTTCTCTTTTGAGGTCTTATCAGCAGCTACGCTTGATTATGTTTATGTTAACGTTGCTAACTTTAATTTTACTAAGTTCTTTATCGAGGTTCAGAATAAAACGACAGGAGAGGCGCAGGTTTTTACCGCACACGTTGCTAAACTGTCTACAAATGATCCTGAAGATAATATTTTTGGTAAGGTAGGCGATAACTTAAATTTTAAGTTTAATGTTTTAAAAATAGGCACCGACATAGTTATTCGTGTTGAGAACAACGAAGCCAACACAATCAAAGTTTCAATCATAAGAATAACTATTTAAAGGAGTTCAGCAGATGGCGAGAAAAACATTTAACGTCGAGCGCGGTTATGCGATTTCAGCGGAAAACGGCGACGTTTTAGTAGAGATTTTA